AGCAACATCGCTACGAGTTTGACACTCGTAGTTCAACACAGAAGTGTGGCGATTCTCAAGAACTTGAGTAATCGTTTCACCGCTAACGTTGAAAACATAGTTCGATGTTGTGAAGTTCGACTTTGAGCGGAACTCGGTAATGAGCTTGCCATTGGTACGGCAAGTTATCATTCCCCAATTGACCAAACCCGGATCGTGGTTAATATTGTCGATTAATTCGACATAGTTACCAAAGCCCGTGAAGTAGTCAATAAGCCAGGTCCAGGGCACGAGATTATAGAAATCCGTGAACCTAGGCACTGCTCCGATTCGTTCCAGGAATTCCCTGTTACGAAATGTTGGCATATTAACTCTAGGAAAGTCGAAAGTTGCGTTTATAACTAATCGCAACTCCGAAGTTCTTTCAAGACGAGTTGAAGTGAACGGGTAACCGTACTCCAACCCAGATATGTCATACTCAAAGCCTGAGATGTCCTTTTCAGCCGACTCTATCTTACGAATCGATCGAAAAGTCGTCGGTTTGCCATTTCTCTTGATCAAGAAGTTGTACTTCTTGGCCATCTTTTGTGGCAACTCGACAAGCTCGCTAACGTCTTTATGAAATTGCTTCCAACCGAAGTGAAAACTTAGGTATTCACTCGGTATGTTCTTCGCTACAGCTGAGAGAGAGAAAATACTGTCTCGCAGTTTTGGCTGGGAACCTAAGGAAACAAAGAGTTGTTTGAGCTTACCACCGGTGTCCATCAACGATGCGACACTTCTAGGTAAATCTTTCAACTCCACTATGTTGCGGAAAAGGGTGTAGTCCCTCGCGTGAGGGCTCCATCCTTTCAGCATCTGTATAGCGTGCTTTTGGCAGAGTGCCTTAGCATAGACTATCTCAGAAGTACGTAGTGCATTATAGACGGAAACGGGCAACACGCTACCAGTAGGACCCTGCGTATCCCGGTAATTGTCGGAACCGCCCGAATAGTTATTAGTAGTGCCTCCTTTGGCCCTACAAATATCATCCGCGCCGGAACCTGTTACCGGATAGATCGTACGGGTCTCTGAACCATTCCTGATTAGACGCGGCGGTGAGTAGATATACGACTTGAACATTTCAAGCGTACCCTGCTCACTACCGTAGAGTCGAGTTCGGGAAGTGGTATCTTTGAGGTAATCAGCCAATGGATCCTGGGAGCGAAGGCCCCCAGTCTGTGGTTGCTGATTAGCATACGTATAGGTCTGTGACGGAGCCCAGCAATTCGACACACCACCATGGTTAGGTGATTGTGCCCAAGAGCTTTGGACTCTAGTCAGTGTGTGTTTCCTGAGAAGGAGCACTGAGGCATTCTGCCTCCACTTAGTCCTATTCGCAGGCGTTATCGCTACAGAGGACACCTTAAACGGCCCCGTTGGGTCAATTGCGAAAGCAAAAGACTTAATAAGGCCATGAGGGATGTACTTGTAGAGAAACGACTCAAAACCAGTAGCGTTCTTAACAAGCGTATCAAGCCGATACTCATATAACTTATGAGGATCATATCCTTCAGGGAGGCCCCGGGTATCATACCGGAGTTCTCCTTTAAGATTTATCGGCATGGCGCTGTTCTCCTATAGATGTGAAAAGGCCTCAGTCTACGAAATATTGTAGACTTG